CGGGCTACCGGTGACCAATTAGACTCCTTAGTCCATAAGGTAACCAGGCATCTATATTGCTTATCACTTGATACTTTCATATGAGCATATAATTTATATAGCTCTACGACATTGGAATATGCAGGTAATGTAGAAGCCGCTGTAAATACAGATAGCGCCCCCAATAGCGTTAGCACTCGTAGGCGAGCCCTACCGCGATGCGGCTCGCGAGCACGAGTAAAGCGTATCCCCTTAGTCAAGTTACTCGCTAGTATGTGGATAACTTGAGCGTGCTGTCGGCGTGTCATCCACAGGTTTAGCGTGCCTGTGGATAACTCCTGTGGATAACTATATCGGGTCATAGGTTGTTCACCTCTGTAGCTACACGTTGCACACTTAGCTTGCCACAGCCCGTGCATTGGCATACAGCTACGTCAGGCGGCAGGTTATCCGTAACGTTTTCGACTGTGTGATCCATCGATTGCTTACATATAGTGCACTTAATTAAGGGCATCGCCATGCACGCTAGCTTGTAGGTTTTCTATAGGAAATAGATCATCTTGCGTTATCCAGTAATTACCTTGTCGCACGTTTAAATACCGTGGATTGCGTGCCATAACTATAGGTATCCAGCCAGCCAATCGATAGCAAGGGCTGTGCCCGGTAACTAATATGGCAACATCTTGCGCTCGATCGGTGCTATTTATAATTAGGCAGCCATTATCGTATTTAGTCCATTTGACCTCGATACGGCTACCTACGTCAGCCTGGCCTTTGTAAGTGTTTAAAGTAGCCCTGAAATTACGGATTTTAAAGTAAGCAGCTACAGCCATCTCGGATGCAACAGCCTCGGCGTGCTCGGCTATAAATTCATGCAGGCTTATAGCTTTATTGAACCTACCTGCGTGATCGGGCCTTGATGCCCTGGCTAATACGCGTGCTAGGCCTATCTCATGCGCCTCAATCTCCTGGGCATAATCCAGGATAACCTTATGCACGGTTACACTCTAAACATATCCAAAGTTTATCCTCAATGTATCGGCCATCGATCTTGTTGGCATAATGCTCGCCCCTATCACACCACTCAATACTCGGTATCGGCGCTTGATCGCGCAGCTCTGTGCCATCCATTTGGATAGTTATACGCTCACCTGTTGTAATCTGTATTATTTCTAATTCAGCCATTTACTTGCTCCCATCGTGCCGGGCATTGTGGTTTGGTTTTAGATGGGCAGACCCATCCCTTGTAGGCATTACCTGTTTTATCGCTTTTGCCTTCTTTCCAAAGCATGTGCCCGTGGTTGCAGTATGGCGGCTCAGGTGGCATAACACCGCCTAGGGCTTGCCGTGCAGCTTCTAGGCCTGTGCTTAATGGCTCAGCTGTGCCTACAGGCTCTAACGGCGTGGCCCATAGGTCAGCGCTGGCAGGTGCATTTACTACCTGTTGCATATTCTCACGTGTAGCCTTATTTTCGCTTGGCATCAGCAACCCGATTGCGCGCCCTATTGCTGACGTACATGTATCCTCGATAAACCAGCGTTTCATATTTTCGCGGTAAAAGGCTACATTTCCGTATGCGTAGTCTGTGGCCGCCGGGACTTGATCCTCATGCTCGCGATAAATGCAGCACTTAACTAGCACATAACCAGCTGTTAAATCGTGCTCGACTATAAAAGTCTCAATTCGGCCTACAGGGTGAGCATCCCTAAATCGCTTTACGCGGCTATTAACATCCTCATAATTGTCCATGTTTATCATTTAATGCCCTGCCGTTCGCGGCTTATGCGCATGCCAGCTGCGCGGCCCTTGAAGTACCCATCTCGACGACCAGCGTTTACGCCTAGGCTATAAAATACTATTGCTACAAATAGCGTGTATAAAAGCACCCACGCTAGTAAATAATCTTGGTCCATAGTGATCCCTTGTTAATCAGGTAGCCCTTTACCACCTTTTGTAAAAGGGTAAAGCGCAGGGCCGACATAATGCAAGGTTAGACACGCGGTAGCTAAGGTTTTATTTCCTCATCCTGTTGCTTAGGCTTAGACTTAAGTCCGTTACTAGCCAGTACGCCGCCCAAACTGCCAGTCAAGAATATGGTCAGCGTAGTAAGCAGGTCTATAAATGCTCGATCGTTAGGAGCTTGGTTGCCAATAGGTTGAGTCACAAATATTAAAGCGTAAAGCATCCCTAATACGCTAAAAGCAAATACCAAGGCTAAAGTGCAGCCGATGAATACAATCAGCCGGGCGTGTAGCTGCTCAGGGGTCAGGCGCTTCATAGACGTCTTTTGGTAATAGGTCTTTGGTGCATGTGCCCACCACTTCGCAGGCAGGCGGCTTGCACTCAGACTTGCCCCAGTTTTCATATTCTTGGCACTCATACCTGACCCATCCATCATAGCCACAACCCGATAGGAGCAGCGACAAGGCCACCGCCCCTACCAGCTTGCGCATTACTTATGGCCTACGCCAAATTCTGTAGCTTTAGGGTCAAGCGCTTTTAGTACCGGGCCAAGTAGCGCGGCTATAAAGGCATTTCCTAGAGTAAGCGGGTCTGTCACACCTGCCATATATAGGGCTGCTACAGCTGCTACAGCTGCGCGGCCATAACTTAGGGCTATTGCTTTTAGTTGATCTTTCATGTTGTCTCCTTATCGCCCTTAGTTGATCCCTTTGCCTTATCGACCAGCCCTAGTTTTACGGCCAATTTTTTAGCTTGCTCCTGAGTAACGATTACTTCAAAATGCATTTCATCTTTGCGGCCTCGGTAATCCCCGCCCCATCTCAGGCCATATTTTTTAGCTAGCGCCTGGATCATCGGCACTTTAGCGGCTGGAAATGTACCAACCTTGCCTAAGGGATGTTGTGTAGCATTTAGGTCAATGGCTGTACCTGAGCTGTGGCAGCTAAGTTTGTCGGTCGTGCCGCGCACCATCCTAAAAGCGTAGGCCCAGTCGTCTAACTTGCCTTCATCGATTGGCTCAATCAGCTCATGAAACTCAGCGGCAAATGCGGCTAATAATTCACCTGCATGCTTAGCGCATCTAATTTTTAGGTTAGTGCCTTCTACCGGGTAGGGCTTTACCTTAATCTCTGCCTGGTCTTTACTGGCAGGCCACCCGTTATAGCTAGTCAGCATTGGATAATTCCTCAATAATTAAATTACAGCGCTCGCAGTTCCATAAATATTTATCATTTAAAAATAGCTCGCTGTGCCCGCAAGTTGGTTTTGGCGCTATAAAAGCATCTGCCTCTAAATCGTATGTGTAACCTATTCCAGCATAGTTATAACGAATATTGCCATTATAAGAAGTCTTAACCCAATTACCACCGAGGTTATCTATTAACCATTGGTAACCTTCATCGCCGTTAGGATCGTTGTTATCTCCAACGGTAACGCGAATTACTTTATTATCATTATCTAATTCTGCCCAATGACTCATACTGCATACCTCACAATTACGATACCTGAACCACCAGCGCGTTGCGCTCCGCCACCTGAACCTGTATTTACTGTTCCCGTTGTGCTGTTACCAGTACCGCCACCACCTGAACCGCCAGCAGCATTTCCAGTAAGACCAAAGCCACCGCCACCACCTGCATAAAATCCGCTAACGCCAGTTGAAGTTGCTGTGGCCCAAGAAGAATAAGTGTCTACTCCATTACCACCTGTGCCGTTAGAAGGATCGCCGTTAGTACCTGCAACACCAGCACCACCGCCACCAGCGCCACTTGCCCCAGCAGAGCCACCGTTTGTTCCTTGACCGGCAGTTCCTGTTCCACCAGCGTCAGAATTTGCACCACCACCGCCGCCGCCCGAACCGCCATTTGATCCTGTTCGTTGCCCAGCATTGCCACCGCCACCAGCACCGCCGCCAACAGCAGCAGTTTGTCCCGTAAAAGTTGTATCTATACCAAGACTTCCTCTAGCAAATGTTCCTGATACTGCACCTGCACCGCCACCACCAATAACGATCGTGTAATTTTGAGAAGTCAAAGATGATGAACCATAATAAGCAAGTCCACCAGCACCACCACCGCCGCCGTAGAAATCTCCACCGCCACCGCCACCTGCAATCATCAAAATATCGCAGGATAAAGTGCCATTGCTAACACCTAAAGTGCCGTTACCTGTAAATAAGCGGTAATTGAAACCGCCTGATGTAAACAGCGTTCCGCCTGTTACTGTTAAAGGTGTTGTCGGGGCTAGTAATCCTGTAATTACATTGGCGATCATTATGCTATTGCACCCACGACGTACCAGGCATTTGCAGCTGTTTTTATACAGGCAGCGGATTTGTACTGCGCAAGAGTTGGGCTAGCTGCTACTGCACCGGCGCTCAGCACCGTAGTAGTACCAGGGGTTACGGCTGAAATTGTAGTAAGGCCTACACCGATCGATAGCACCGTTAGCACCGTACCAATGGGGAAATTAGTCGTAGCATCTGTTGGAATTTTAAAAGCTACAGCCGTGGCTTTATTCATTAAAATGATTTCTTGATAATTGTCATTTGTCGTGGCTGTGTAGTCGGCTGTCTGTGTTACTACGTCAAATTGGACTAGGCTATTCATCGTGCCGCTAGTGAGCACGTCACCGGTGACGGTTGGAAAACCTGAAATGGGCATTTATATCTCCTTAGTATGAAAGCGTGTTAGTTCCTAATACGCCGTATTCCGTAGAATTGAGTATGAACGCATCGATAATAGGCTCTAGCGTTGTAAATTTTACCCGCCATTGGTTAGGTTTTATAGTCATAGCCACGCCAAATATTTGCAGGGTTTTCACTAGGCTGGATGATCCTGGCTGAGTAGTAGTCACGGTTATAGGATCAAAGAAATCTAGGTCTAGGGCAGCTACTATTCCTGAGTCATAGTTTTCTGTGTAAAGGTCAAGGGTAAGTGAGTCACACCGCACGCTTGTCTCGGCACGGCTGGCCACGTATGCCTGCCCATATTGCAGGGCTACCGCATCGGTTTCCATAAGTAAATTGCTCTGTGTGTAGCTGTGTAAAAAATACTTGTCTATGCTGGCCGCGTTGCTAGTTTGCTGCATCGTTCCATTAAGTCTAGTAATGTTAGCTTGGTTATAAATAAGCACGTCATTTAGTACCCAGTTAGCATCAAAGTAGCGAATATCGCCGCCGGTATCGGTAAAGACTGTAGGCGTGCCACCTATGCTGCTAGATGTTAGTGCTCGATCTTGAAATACAAATGAACCAGCCGCATTTACATAAAACGCTCCGTACTCGCTAGTAGATACCGTCTGGCAAGCTGCTAGCGCCGTGCGCTGTGTGCCAGGGTCGGCCTGCATGGTCGTTTGTCCAGGGTCTACGTCGCGCATGGATGAAGGCCAGGACACGGCATCAAGCAAATCATTGATACGTGCGCCGCTTAATTGGCCAGCCGACGTGCCAGCCACGGTAGTTATTTGAGCATTTTGTAAAAGTCTAAAAGCATCTACAGCTGTAATAGTTGTGTAAACCAAATCGACCCCTGCTTCTTGCGGGGTTATCGTGTCGTAGCTTGTTATAAAGCCTTCAAATATAGGGTAAGTAATACCTAGGTGAGTAGCCGATATTTGTAGCTTGCGCATCGGATCAAGCAGGCCTGCGTACGGTGAGGATAAATTTTGCGGGTTAAAGTCTCCGTTTTGATCGACTATGCGCAGGGTACATACCCCAGTTTGAAATTGGTCAGCCTCAGCGTTACGACCTCGCCGGGTAGTTATTCCATCGACTTGGTTAGATACGTCAACGATTAGCGCTGCGTTATCTGCCAAAATGTTAGTACCTAGTATGCCTTGGCCCAAAATCATGGCCTGTGCAAAACTTGGCCCTGTACCAAAATTTATAAACGCATTTACCGTAGGAACTGGCATTATGGCAATACCTGTAATGCGCCGGCAAATGTTGTGCTCGACCCGTAGCGGTTTAGATTTTGTAGCGCTCGCTGCATAGCCTCAGTCAAAGCATCCTCTGTGCCTAGCGGCGTGTTGATTGTAAAGTTGTTATAAGTATCGCCAATAGCACCTATGCCCCCTGAACCGCCTGTAACACTTGCCAGGGCCGCCTCAGCTTCCATAAGCGCTAAGGCTGACTCGATCAGTACAGCGTTAGATAACGCCTCGTTGGCTACACCTTCCGGGCTTATAGCTGTAGCCATAAATTGAGCAGCTGGCACGCCGCCTATAGTCATGCCGCCTAGGCCTAGCGCTGCCGATCTTGCGGCCTCGGCTAGCTTGTTTATAGATGCAGTAGCTTCTAAGTCTGCCTTCATTTTTAGCAAATTAGCGGCATCTAATTGCGCCAAGCGCTTAGCAGCTGCGTTTTCATCCTCATCCATAATGGTAAGCAAGCTGCGGATGCGTGCCTTTTCTGCTTCATCGGTCGAATTGGCTAGCGCGGTTTGCAGGTTTATGCGCTCTACGTCAAATTTTTTCTTTAGCTCATCGAGCTCTGATTGCTTCTTTTTTGCTGCTAATTCGGTAGCTGCTAATTTTTGTTTTTCTTTTTCTGTTCTGTTTTGCTTTTTTAGTGTGGCTACCATAAGCGCACGCTCAGCCGTCTCAGATGTAAAATACATTGAGGTCGGACTAAATTGGGCTCTTTGGGCTGGTATCTTTTGAGCTTCTATACCTAGCGCCCTAAAAGTAGCTAAGTCACCACGCAATAACGCTAAACCCTGGCCGAGACCCGTTCCAAAACTTACATTAAATTTAGCTGCCGCTGTAGCGAGCAGACCCATTAAAGTAACTGTTTTTTCTATACCGTCTTGCGCTTCACCGCCGCCTATAGCCTCTAGCGATTGCAGCAAGCTGCCGCCTATTACTGT